AAATCATTGCCGAAAGGCAATGCCGTGGGGACCGTCTGGCGTAACAGCCGTAAGGTCCCTATACGGGGTTAAAAGATGAGCCTGCTGTGCATACCCGCCATTCAGAGTAATCTGAATACACAAGAAGGGAACTACTCAGGTGTCTTCCAATACGCCACGCGTCCGATCGTCTCCTATTAAGGTGACGTTTCCACCTGCTAAGGTGATTTCCACGGGTTTACCCCTTGGAACGGCCGAAGTGACCACTATTGGTGAGACGATATCCAAGTTATGGATATCAGAGGGGCATCCCGTTAACCGGAAAACCGGTAAACGGGAAAGCGGGGGTCCATTCCATGTGACCCACACCGGACCTTATTTCAAGGCCGGAAATGTAGCGAACATCATTGGTGGCAACGGTCTGAGCTTAAAGTACTCAGGCCCTGTCATTGGTGCGTTCACTAAATCCGCTGCAATCGGTGCGAACTATCGGGGCACCACGGAAGAAATGGATAGTTCATCCATGAATTCTGATGGTGCCACCGCTATCGCTCGTGTTGCGCCTACTAATCCTACCGCCAGTCTCTCCGTCGGCCTGGCTGAAACGTTCAAGGAGGGTTTTCCAACTCTCCCTGGCATTCAGTCTTGGAAGGCGAAGACCCGATTCCTAAAAGGATTGGGATCGGAGTACTTAAATTACCAGTTCGGGTGGGCACCACTGCATTCCGAAGTTCAGGATGTAGTGAATGCTGCCCGACATCATCGTGACATAATGAAGAATTATGAGCACAATGAAGGTAAAAATGTACACAGGCGGTTTGATTTTTCTCCTGAGATTCAGCAGTGGGAGGAAGAACTTTCTCCTGCTAACGCATTACTCGGGATTGGGGGAGGTAGTACTTACCTCAGTCCCGGTAACACTGCTGCCACGCGTGTTGTCTACGTTCGTAATGAACGTAGGAGATGGTTCGAGGGCTGCTTTACTTATGGCGGTCCGGGTGAAGCTGATAACTTCTCCCGCGCCATAGGCTTCGGAAACGAAGCCGATGCAGTCTACGGACTTAATCTCAACCCAGAGGTTCTCTGGGAGCTCACGCCGTGGAGTTGGGCCGTCGATTGGTTTACGAATGCTGGAGAGGTTATTTCAAACATCTCCAATTTCGCACTCGCCGGTCTTGTGATGCGGTATGGGTACATGATGGAAGAAACCATTAGTACCTATTATACCCAATATGGTGATGCTCCTTGGCGTATTGGTACGCCTGGGAAATATTCAACCATGAGGGCAGGAAACTGCGCGAGAGGTCTACAAACGATCTCACGTAGCAGAGTCCCCGCAAACCCCTTCGGGTTTGGTGTTGGCTGGGAGGGTTTATCTCCGACCCAGCTCGCCATAACTGCAGCACTTGGCATTACCCGGGTGTTGTAGTAGTTGTTACTACTACGTAATCCAGGTGACCGAGTCACCGTTCCTAAAGGAGTGTGCCTATGGCACTGACCGATCCGCAGAAATTCAAAGAAGTCGCTGGTACCGAAGTGGAAGCCCCCCGCGTTGCGGCGGGTGACCACAAATCGGTCTATGCGTCTTCTGATGGTCTTAACACCCTGACGGTTTCCACTACGGAAACCGGCCAAGGTCGCTATCGCCATCTTGTGCGTATCGACACGAAAAAGCTAACTACCAACCCCTACGAAGAAACTAAGAAACAGTACGTTTCGATGTCGACTTATGTCGTCATTGATCGTCCTGAAGCTGGTTTCACCGTTGCGGAAGCTAAGAAAGCTGTTGAAGGCCTTGTCGGTCTTCTCTCGGCTTCTACTTACGCTGTTACCACTAAGGTCATCGGCGGAGAGAACTAGTTCAGTTCCTTCGCCTTTAGACCAGCTTTTGGATCATCTTTCTGATGGTCCTTAAGGTGGTAATTAAAGGGTTATCTTCCATACTTCTCAATGTTGAGATACTGGAAGAGTTCCTTGAGAAAGGAGGTAGTGACTTGAGAGGCGATTATGATTATCACCACTCAACCGCTGGAGTCCAGCATACCGTAACGATACTTATTATCGTTCTCGGGACCCTGGCCCTAGCGGGGCTTTTTCTAGGCCTGAACATCCTTGATCACCTTTAGGGTGATCAGTCTACGATTGGAACCGTAGACGGATGTTCTCCCTTCAGTGCAGGTAGGCTAAGGATAACCACCTCTATTAGGAGGGGCTATGAAAAGCCTGACCGCACTCTGGAATGTGTTGGCCAATGAAATGGCCGGCAGATGTAGCACGAGCACCACCAAGGACATTAATACTGTCCTTGAACGTGTCGAACATGAGGGTATGTCGTTTTTGACGATTACCCTTCCTACCTTTGGAAAAGACTTTCAGTTTTGTCTTGACCAAGGGTTCGTTGTTCCCAAAGCCTTTCTTCCTTTCAGGAAGACTGGCTCGTGTCTCCCCTCATTTCTGAGAGGTTTCACGGAACAGGTGTTCGACCGCGATACGGGTGTCCTTTTGGATGACCCGGATTTAGAATCCATCTATGCTATAAGACAATTGACTTTGATCTTTAGCAAGATGTTTCTACCTTGTTCTCCTGAAAGGGAGTCCAAGGCTATGTCCGAGTATGTACAATGTGATATGGAGGTCGGTAATGTTGAAGCCTGTCTGCCTTATTCTGATGTTAATGAATTTGGCCGTATGGCTCAACTTTTGTTTGGAGATCTCTTTTCGTTCTTAGATCGCAAGATCTATGACGGATCGATTATTCCCAAACATGGTCCCGGTGCCGTTGCTGAGCGCCTTACCAGTAATGGTAAGTATCTCACTCGGTACTGGACCACCCGTCTCGAGGAAGTCTTCCATGTCGGAGACTTTCTCTACCCTAACGCTCGGTTTATTTCCGATTGTTATGAGGATGACGGTATCGACTTCCACGAACCTGGGACTGAGATCCCTTCTCGGGTAATCTCGGTTCCTAAGACGCAGAAGACCCCTCGTATTATTGCCATAGAGCCCTCCACTGTACAATACGTACAGCAGGGGTTACTTGAGGCAATAATGCAACATATTCATTCAGGATTTCTGAATGAATTTATCGGAACTAGTTCTCAGGAGCCTAACCAACTTCTGGCTCAAGAGGGTTCCCTTAATGGGACTCTTGCTACGCTCGATTTGAGCGAGGCTTCCGATAGAGTGTCTTCTAAGCTCGTTCGGACTCTCATGCGAAACCATCCTCTCTCTGAGAGGGCAGTCTTTGCTTGTCGGTCTGAACGGGCCTCTGTACCTGGTCATGGGGTTATACCCCTTGCCAAGTTCGCGTCTATGGGTTCGGCTCTTTGCTTCCCTTTTGAGGCGATGGTCTTTCTGACCATCATCTTTCTAGGGATAGAGAAAGAGCAAGGACACCAGTTTACCAAGAAATCCGAGTTAATGGATTTCTATGGTAGGGTGCGCGTCTACGGGGATGACTTAATTGTCCCTGTAGAAAATGTGCATACCGTCGTAGATCTTCTCGAGCGTTTCGGCGCGAGGGTGGGTCTCGACAAGAGCTTCTGGAATGGTAAATTCCGGGAGTCTTGCGGGAAGGAGTACTATGCAGGCCAAGACGTTAGTATAGTCAAGGTCCGTAAGGTATGGCCTTCACGGCGGCAGCAAGTTGCAGAGGTGGTGTCACTTGTGGAACTCAGGAACCAGATGTATTTTTCTGGGAACTGGGCTACTGCTAAGTGGCTTGATGGTAAGATCGAGGGGTTGCTTCATGTATTCCCCACGGTTGAACCTACCAGCTCTGCGTTAGGTCGTCACTCCTTTCTTGGTTATGTTTCCGAGAAGGAAGACGAGCACCTGCATCGCCCATTGGTTAGGGCATGTGTGGTGTCATCTGTCCCTCCGAGAGATCCTCTCGACGGGCCGGCTGCCTTGCTCAAGTACTTTCTAAAGCGCGGCGTAGAACCCGCGTTTGATGAGAGTCACTTGGAACGTGCTGGACGTCCTCGTAACGTCTACATCAAAACGAGGTGGGTACCCCCATACTAATGGGGATCCCTGGTGTATCAACATGCTGTTGATACCCCGTTAATTCGGG